GATATATCGGACGTGGCGAAACAACTGGATGACTTGTTCCTTGGGGAACAGCAGGCGCAGAAGGCGCGCAACAAGAAGGCCGGGGCTAATCAGTTCAGCGTGAACAGCGTCGCAAAGGAAACCATCGACGCGAAGATTGCCGCAGAAAAATTATACGAAGTTTCTGTGATGGTAGACCAGCGTTTTGGGCATGGCACATGGTCCAGCATCGTGAATGAACGCGCCCGGCGCATACAAGAAGCAAAGGAAGTTGCGAAGCAGGCGCAGATAGAACACAACCGAAAACAGCATGAGCTGTTCGAGACAATTAAGACAATAGGCATCGCGCTACTGGCAATCGCCTTTGTTGTTTCGTGCCTCATTGCGGCGGTGATGCTAGCTTGAGCGGAGAGACGCGCACAGGGTTAATTGGAGAACACATTGCGTGTGCCGCGATACTGCTGTTGCCCGGCATCAAGGGTTGCGCGATGGCACAGCAGGATAAAGTAGACCTCTGCGCGTGGGATGAGCTGGGGTTTATAACGATACAGGTGAAGTCGGGTAGGTTGCGGCAAGAATATGACGGGCGCGCACCGACCTACCATTTTAACTACGGCACCGGGTTAAAGAAAAAGAAACCACAGCGCGGTGACTATGACATTTTGGCAACGGTCGCAATCGAGAAGCGCCGGGTCATATTTACAGCGTTGTCGGAGCTAACTGCGGTCAGCAAGCGGATGAACCCAAAACGGTTTGATGACCCGGACATCGAGGTGCAGAGTTGGCAACACGCCATCAGAGTTATGCGAGGTGAGACATGATTAACTGGAATGACTATTCAAATTTTAGCGAGGCTGAGTTCATGTGCAGTCACAGCGGCAAGTGCGACATGGAGCCTGCCTTCATGGACAAGCTACAGAAGCTGCGCGACCACTACGGCAAGGGCATGACGGTGACCAGCGGCTACCGTGATATCACGCACCCCATCGAGGCGGCAAAGGATAAGCCGGGCATCCACACAATGGGGCTGGCTGTAGACATCGCGTGTAATGGGCAAGACGCATACCACATACTGGGGCTTGCGCTTAACATGGGGTTCACCGGCATCGGTGTTGCACAATCAGGGCGCAATCGCTTCCTGCATCTAGACATCTACACCAAGCCACCCCGGTCAAATGTATGGAGTTATTAAAATGTTTGCAGTGTTAGGCAAGATACTTGGGAGCGGTGATGTCCTAAAGCAGGGCCTCCAGCTCATCGATGATATGCACACAAGCACCGAAGAAGAAATAGCCGCGAAGACGCAACAGCGTGTGCAGATGATGCAAAGTTATCAGCCGTTCAAGCTAGCGCAACGTTACATCGCGCTTATGTTTACGTTTACCTTTTTGCTGTGCTTTGTAATTACTTTAGGCATGACGCTGGCAGGCAAGGGTGATACCGATGGCATAAAGGACTTGGTGAACCAATGGTGGATAGGTGAAATAATGCTCATCATTGTAGGCTTCTATTTTGGGGCTGGCTTAACCGAGACAATCAAACAGAAGAACAAATAAAAAGGGCAACCGCCATGTCAAACAGTTGCCCTTCCTAGATGCTCCGGGCTGTCTCTTATTACCCGGAACAAATTCTATTGTGATATTATTTCGAGACTGTTTGACATCCCATAGACCTTGCGAACTATACCACGTTCGACCATAGCTTCGACGTGTTTATGTACAGCTTGCGTGGAGACACCGAGGACAGCCGCTATCTGCGGATAGCTTGGAACATACCCCTGCTCGTCAGACAGCTCCTGTATCGTGCTTAGAACGCGATACTGGCCCGGTGTAACCCTCATTTCTTTAGCTCCTTAACAAGCAATGTGTTCTGCCTCACAACAGCTTCGGGCTTTGCTGGCGTCACCTTCTCAGGCTGTGCGCGTCTCTTACGCATAGGCCATTTAATAATAGTGTCTGTGCCATCAACAATCGTGCGAGCCTCTTCATGGTTACCCATAAATTCTTTAATCACGACCTCGGCGTTTGCAATCTCCTCTTCCGCCTCTTTCTTGAGGCGCTTTGCCTCTACAAGAACCTCGATAGCATCTTGCACATCTCCCTCTTGTACGTCTAGCGGCGGCGCGGCATCATCTACCTGACCGAATGCAACATTACCATCCTCACTATGTTGGAGCGGATACCAGTCTTTATTGAAGCGTCGGTTCTCAAAATCTTTAACGGCTTCGGTGATACGAGCTTGAACAACTGGGTCAGCCTTGTAGAGAAAGATGCGTAGCGTTGAGCCACGATACAGCACACACACCGCGCCCCACTCAGCACCAGCACACATCATCTGAGCCTGTAGCTGTACAGGACCGCGATAGAGCGCTGGCACATCTTCTGTTGGTGCTTGTGTCGTCTTGCACTCCAGAATAATTTTCTGGTTCATAATGCCAGCGCCGTCAGTGTTCATTAGGTAAACACCCCTGCGATGGTTGCCGACTATCTCGCCGCTAACAGTGGCCCTGCCATCGAGCGATGCGGCAAGCGGTAACGCATCGTGAAAGAACGCTTGGTTAAAATCATCCTCAAGCTCAGTTAGTTCGAGGCGCTTCTGCACTTCTTTCAATATGACACCTTCGTGAACATCGCCCCAGAAGGTAAGCTCGTTGCCAGCCCATTGCTCAACAGGCTTGTTTTCGTCGCGGTCGATAAACTCGCCAAGCACCGCGTTTGGTGTTTTGTATGGCGATAGGTTCATCAGCGCAGGTAATAGTGATGCGGACATCATGTTATCAGGTGTTAGTTTTCCGACCATTAGAATATCTCCATTTGGGTTTCAATTTTAGATTTAGCCTCGTATCTGTCTGACGAACCGAGTGGGTACGGCATAACAGGGTAATTTAAATAACGTGAAAATGTCTTCTTTTGCGACTTGCTACCAACAAAATAAATGTAGCGGTGCTTTGATGAGCGGTCTTTTCTTTTGGAGTAATCAAGACCCTCAATATGCCGGGCATGTTTTTCCCCAGTATCTACATCTGTCCGAGCTTTGGTTGCGCCAGTATATAAAAAGTTACACGCCTTATAGACTGTTCCAAAATGCCCCATAGCGGTGTCTGCGTATGACACTATAATGCGGGGGTTACTTAACATGCGCAGTGTGGCTGAGATAAAGCGAGATGCCTCGTTTCTTTTGTTGTTAAGCAAACAGACCCTGTTCAACTCATAAACAAAATTGGTGAACTCATCGCCGCAAACTCCCTTACACAAGAAGGGGCTTGCGGGTTTGCCATATGTTATAACCCCGACTAGCTCCTTATTTAAAAACAAACCGTAAGCGTCTGTGATGTTGGGGATGCGCTTTGCATAGTGCAAATCCAACAACCAGCGCCTAGTTTGGTGCGCGGGGATATCGCGAACTTCATACATATCAATTCCCCAATATATAGATGACGTTCCACCAAGTATATTCCGGGCCGAACAGGTTAAACCAGCCTGCGATAGACAGGCTGATGAGTGCGTATAAAGAAAGCGTTACGATTGCTTGCATGATTAACTCCCTATGCGTTGATTAAGTTGCGCACGCTTGAGGCGTGCCATTGGCGACCCATTGCGGTCGGTATCTGCGCATGGTTTAGCGCTGATGCGATGCTACGCAGAGACTGGCCTGCGTTGCGTAATGCTGTGATAACCGGCATTGCCTGCGGCGCAACCTGCGCGGTTGCGTCACGACGGATGCCTGCGTTAGCCGCGCCACCCTTGCCGGGTGTTGGTGAGCCGAGCTTTACGCCACGGCGCTTGGCGGCTGCTAGCGCGTCCTTTGTGCGCTCGGAGATGCGGCGACCTTCCCATTCGGCAAACACTGCCGCCATCTGTAGGAAGGTGCGGTCTGCTTCTGGCATGTCAGCGCAAGTAATAGGCACGCCGGCTTCGAGCAGCCCGGTGATAAAGTGGACGTTACGAGCGAGACGGTCTAGCTTGGCGATGAGCAACGTCGCGCCAATATCCTTGGCGTGGGCCAGCGCCTTGGCTAGCTCCGGGCGGTCATTGCGCTTGCCGCTTTCTATCTCTGTGTATTCAGCGATGATGTCATAGCCCTGCACTGCGTGGCGTTGGGCTTCTACGCCAAGCCCGGACTGGCCCTGACGCTGAGTTGATGAACGAGTGTAAAGAATGTACTGCATTTGATTAACCCTTCAATTCTATGACGTGTGTCACGATGCTGGTTTTCCA